CATACTTGGAGGAACAAAATCTATGAAAAAATTTGAGCAACTAATTGAATACGTCATTAATGACGAAGAAGACAAAGCTCGTGAACTATTCCACGAGATTGTAGTAGAAAAGTCAAAAGACATCTACGAAGAAATTATGGCTGAAGAAGAAATTGAAGAGTCAGAAGAAGAAGTTACAGAAGCTGACGATGCAGAAGAAGATGAAGAAGCCATTGAAGAATCAGAGCTTGGCGGTTCACAAGTTGATGACTTAATCGACGAAATTGAAGCCGACGAGCAAGGCGTAGCCGAAGCTGACGACGAAGAAATCGAAATGATTGATATGGACGACGAAGGCGACGAAGGCGATGCTGAAGACCTAGAAGACCTAGAAGATCGTGTAGTAAATGTAGAAGACAAACTAGACGAGCTTATGGCAGAATTTGAAGAGCTTATGGCTCAAGTTGACGACAACGAAGAAGACATTGAAGCAGCACACGGCGATGAAGAAGTTGAAATGGACATGGATATGGACATGGATGCTGACGAAGAGCCAATGGAAGGCCTAGAAGAAGGTGTAGCTCTTACAGCAGCTCCTAAGCCAGTCACAACTAGTGAAAAAAGCAATTCACCTGTTGCAGCTAACAGTGGTGCTAAAGGCATGGACGCAAAGCCAGTGTCAACTAGTGCAGGCGATGAAAAAGGTCGCCCAGCTCCTAAAGCGCAAGACATGGGCGGTACAACTGCTCCTGATGAAAAGCCTGCTCCAAAAGCAGACAACAGTCAGGCTGCTAGTGTAAACACCAAAAGCCCAGTCGGCTCTAAATAATTAGGTAGAACCAAGTATGGCTCTTTCGTACCTTAGAGAAAACCTTACTTTCGATGCCGCTCGTGTTACTATCACTGAGGGCAACGAAGGTAAGGATCTTTACATGGAAGGTATCTGCATTCAAGGCGGTGTCAAGAATGCCAATGAGCGCATTTATCCTGTAACAGAGATAGGCAAAGCTGTTGATACGCTCATGGAGCAAATCAAAGAAGGCAACAGCGTTCTTGGTGAAGTTGATCACCCAGACGATTTAAAGATTAACCTAGATCGTGTATGCCACATGATTACTAACATGTGGATGGACGGTCCTAACGGATATGGAAAATTAAAAATTCTCCCAACACCAATGGGCGAGCTGGTTAAAACTATGCTCAAATCAGGTGTAAAATTGGGAGTTTCAAGTCGTGGATCGGGTAACGTGGATCCACATAACGGACATGTCAGTGATTTTGAAATAGTCACTGTCGATGTGGTCGCCCAGCCTAGTGCTCCTAATGCTTACCCTAAGGCAATTTATGAAGGTTTGATGAACATGAGATATGGTCATCATGTACTTGAGATTGCTCGGGACGCTGGAAAGGACGACAAAGTACAAAAGTATCTGAAAGACGAGGTTTCTCGTCTAATCAGAGACCTAAAGATTTAGGAGAAGCGCATGTTAGATGCAATCAAACCACTACTGGATAGCGATTTGGTCAACGAAGACACTCGTCAAGCTATTTCCGAAGAATGGGAAGCAAAGATGGTTGAAACTCGTGAACAAATGCGTGCAGAACTCCGCGAGGAATTTGCACAACGCTATGATCATGATAAAACAGTGATGGTGGAAGCCCTAGATCGTATGGTAACAGAAGGCCTACAAGTTGAACTTGAATCTATTGCAGAAGAAAAGCGTCAACTTGCAGAGGACCGTGTAAAGTTTGCACAGTCGATGTCAGAAAACACTGAGAAGTTTAACAACTTCATGGTAACAAAACTGTCAGAAGAACTACGTGAACTACGCAAGGACCGCAAAGTACAAACTGAAGGTTTTGAGAAATTAGAATCCTTTGTTGTTGGTGCTTTGGCCGACGAAATCAAGGAGTTTGCTGCTGATAAGAAAGATCTAGTCGAAACTAAAGTTAAACTAGTTTCTAATGCACAACAACAACTTGAAACACTTAAGAGCAAGTTCGTAAATGAAAGTGCTAAAAAGATGAGTGCAACTGTTGCTAAACATCTTAAGAGCGAACTTGGCCAACTACAAGAAGACATCAAAACTGCTCGTGAGAACAATTTTGGTCGTCGTATCTTTGAAGCATTTGCAACAGAGTTTGGTGCTACTCACCTTAATGAGAATGAGGAAGTACGCAAACTAACTGCTGTTATTGCTGCCAAAGACAAGCAGTTGGCTGAAGCCATCGAAGCTAGCGAGAAGCAAAAAGTGCTTGTCGAAAGCAAAGAACAAGAAATCAAAGTCATCAAAGAAGCCAATGAGCGTGAGGTTACATTGGAAGAACTTCTTAGCCCTCTTAATACTGAAAAGAGAGCAGTGATGACATCGCTACTTGAAAGCGTTCAAACATCCCGCTTAAAGAACGCTTACGAAAAGTATTTGCCAGCAGTTTTAGCTGAAGGTTCTGCTAAAAAGCAAGCTACCCTCACTGAAGCAACTGGTAACAAAACTGCCAAGGTTGAAAAGACCGATAACAAAGCCGAAAGCAATGTTATCGACCTTAAGCGCCTAGCAGGGCTTTAAAAGAAAGAAGGAGACATTAAATGTCGCAAGAACTACTAGAAAGCCGTTGGGATGAGACCAAAGAAGCCCTCCTAGAAGGCCTACAAGGTGCTCGTCGCTCAACCATGGGTGTTGTCCTTGAGAACACTCGCAAACACTTGGCTGAAAACGCAACTGCTGGTGCTACCGGTTCAGGTAACATCGCAACACTAAACCGCGTTATTCTTCCAGTAATCAGACGTGTTATGCCAACTGTTATCGCCAACGAACTTGTTGGTGTTCAGCCAATGACAGGTCCTGTCGGTCAGATCCACACACTTCGTGTTCGTTATGCCGACACAATGACAGAC